TAATGACGAAGAAATAGCATACCAAAATTTATGCTTATTTTTGCATGATAAAGGAATAGAAAATAAGTACTTATAATGATAAATTCTGTAAGAGCCACTGTCCTAAATATTATCAACAAGGATAATAATGGGTTTATTACGCCAGAAGAATTCAACAGCTTTGCAAAGCAGGCTCAGTTAGAATTGTTCATGCAATATTTCTTTGACTTTCAGCAGTCCAAAGTAAAGGACATGAAGGGCATGGAGACTAGTGGCTACTCAGATATTACTAAGCAAATAGACCAAACAATTGACTTCTTTTCTAGAAACACAGACTTGGTTTATAATGTATCAGACGATAGATTTGACTTGCCTGAAAACTTTTTCTTATTAAATGTACTGTACTATAACGGTAAAGAAGTAACTCACGTTAATCAAGAAAAGTTGCATTATTTGCTTAATTCCAATCTAACGGCACCTACAGAAACATACCCTACATACGTTATGCAGGGTAATCAAATAACTGTATACCCAACTACTATTACGGATGATATTAATATCTACTATGTTCGCTACCCAGCGGACCCTAAGTGGACTTATACAGTAGTAAACGGTAGCCCTTTATTTAACCAATCAGCAAATGACTACCAAGATTTTGAGTTAGCTATATCTGATTTCCCTAAGTTAGTGGTTAAGATTTGCCAATATGCGGGAGTAAGTATTAGAGAAGCTGATGTAGTTCAAGCAGCTAAAGCAGAAGAAGCGTACACTGATCAAAAACAACAATAATGAATCAGGAAAAATATTACACCAATGATGAGGTCAACCCTACCGATGCCAATTGGGGCACGTATCAGAATGTAACATTAGGCGATGTTGTTAATAACTTCATCTTAATGTACATGGATGACGGTGACTTGTTGAATAACATCAATAGATATAAAGTATTGTTCCACGCAAAAAGAGCGGTACAGGAGCTAAACTATGACGGTAATCGTCAGACTAATGCTTTGCAATTAGAGGTTGGACATGACTTGAAATTTATATTGCCTCCCGATTATGTGAACTACGTTCGTGTTTCTTTATTCTGGGGAGGTAACCTATATCCAATGACAGAGAATCCTCAAGCCAACTCATCGATTGAGTTCTTGCAGGACGACGAGTATCAAATCTTATTTGATGACCAAGGCAATGCGTTGCAAGGTACATCTAAGTTAGACTTATCCCGTATTGATGGAGAAAACTACATGCTTTGCCCATTCAATAATCAGTGGGGCTGGTATGTAGATGGTCTTTGGTATTTCACTTGGGGCTTTGGTGCGGCTTATGGCTTGAACACTGAGGTTGCTAATGTCAACCCAACATTTAGAGTAGACAAGGTAGCTGGCGTTATTAACTTCAGCTCAGGGATGTTCAATCGTTCTGTGGTATTAGAGTATATCTCAGATGGCTTGTATCCAGGTGATGACAATAAAATCGTTATCAATAAACTAGCAGAAGAGTATATTTACTCATATATCAAGTGGGCTATATTAAACACAAAGGCAAATCAGCCTGAGTATATTATCAATAGAGCTCGCAAAGAAAAAGTTTCTAATTGGAGAAACGCAAAGATTAGATTAAGTAATTTACACCCAGGTCGCTTGCTAATGAGCATGAGAGGCCAATCTAAGTGGATTAAGTAAATGGTAGAACTTCAAAGAAATTTCCTTTTGGGGGTCATGAATAAAGACCTTGACCCTCACTTTTTACCTGACGGTGCATATAGGGATGCGCTTAATATTATTGTGGGCGATTCTGACGGAGCATTTGTCGAGGAGGATGGAAGCCGCAATGGTGTAGCCCAAAACTATTTGGGTAATATCTTAAAAGGTGAAGACTTGGAGTTAACTAATGCTACTTGCATTGGTTCGTTGGCTGTTGAGGCTAACAATTCTATTTACTGGTTAGTAGCATCTGACACATTGGATGCGGTGTATGAGTACAACGAAGCGTTAGATATAACAACTCCTGTACTTCGGGCTACTAAGTTAACACCCACTACGCCTTCATTGCTTGGCTTTGACAAGGCGTTCTTTGTTACAGGTATCAATTATATCAATGGGCTTCTTTTTTGGACTGACAACTTAAATCCTCCACGTAGGATCAATGTTGATCGTGCAAAGAACTATGCAGTAGATGGGTTTACTGAGGCTGACATTAATGTCATCTTAGCACCTCCATTGTCTGCTCCAACAATCAACTTGTACTCACAAGGAGAAGCTAATAACTTAGAGAATAAGTTTCTTTACTTTTCATATCGTTATAAATACTTAGACAACGAGTACAGTGCATTATCACCGTTCTCTCCTGTGGCATTCTTCCCTAAGGAATATGCTTATGACTATGGTGTGTCTGAGAATATATCAATGGTTAACAATTTTAATACTGCTGATATAACATTCAACTCAGGTTCAAAAAATGTTAAAGAGGTTCAATTAGTTTTTAGAGACACTCAGAGTACTAACACATACATAATTGACAACTTAGTAAAAGAATTAAATGATTATGAAGATGATACAGATTATTCTTTCACTTTTAAGAACAATAAAGTATTCGCTCTTTTACCTATTGAACAAGTTAATAGACTGTTCGATAATGTGCCAATTAGGGCAAAATCACAGGAATTAATTGGTAGCCGTTTAGTTTACGGTAACTATACTCAATTCTTTGATTTGCTTAAGGAAAACAAGGAGCCTATTAACCCTGCGTTCTCTTTGTCTTTGGTTACAAATACTGTAACTGAAGGCACACCAACGCCTACGTTTAAGAGTAATAGAGATTATGAGATTGGTATTGTTTACTTGGATGACTATGGTCGTTCTACTACAGTTATAACGCCAACTCAAAATACGAACACGATTTATATTCCAGCTGAGAATGCAATCGACGCCAATAACATTCGTGTTACAATTGATGGTACATACCAACCACCAGCATTTGCTACTCACTACCGTTTTGTAATCAAACAAGATAAGCAAGAGTACTACAATGTATTCCCATTAACTTATTTTGAGGATGGTCAGTTCAAGTGGTTTTTAATTAATCAGGCAGACCAAGATAAAATAACTGTAGGCTCTTACCTATTCTTAAAGAGTGCTACAACTAATACTAACATTCAATACAAAGTATTAGATATTCAGTCAAAGAATGCGAACTTCTTAAATACTGCAGATAGTAATCAACCCGCAGGTGTTTATTTTAGATTAAAAATAGAAAGTACGGTATTACCTCCGATTACATTTTACTATGATTACAATGTTGGAGGTGGAGAAGATCCACCTAGTACATTGGTTACTAACAGGTTTAATGTTGCTGAGAATGCTATTTTTTATGGTGTCGGTATTAACGACATGATAACAGGTGCAAGTAATGCTTATACTGGTGACAATGATGCTAGATTCTATGTAGAAATAGAATCAACAGGGGTGGTAGACACATTCAAGTATTATGTTTCCTACGATGGAAACTACAAAGTATTAGTTGCTAGTGGTATTAACATTAACTCTGCTGCAGATCAAGTTTTAACATATGCAGGTAGTACTTGTTCTATTAGATTCTTGTCAAACTCAGGGCACAGAACAAAAGACTATTGGGTTGTAAACTGTAGAGGTAGCATAGAAGATGTATGTTTAAATATATTTGGTGGTCTTATTGACCATAGCACTCCTGTGCCAGGTGTATTTTTTACATTAGATAATTGGAGCCCATCACCAGGAGACAACCAAGATAGACCTATTAAGGCTGGTGCTATATTAACATTCCAATACAAGGAGACCAACGGAACAGACCAATGGATTCCGCAAACATTTATTTCAACAAAGGACTATGTTAATATTGAGGAGTGGTTTATTGAGGATGGAGCATATCAAAAGTGGATTGCTTTAAACGAAAGCGACGAAAGTATTGGTCCAAAGAATGTTTGTTTTAGACGTGGTGTATTAGTTTCAACTGGCAGGCCAGGTTTGATTTCGCAAGGATCAAGTATTGCACCTAGTACATTGACTTATCCTGTATACATGTATTTCTACTCATTCCAAGGAGGAGTTGAACCTGCAATTGATACTAAGTTCTCGTTACAGCAATCTGAGTTCCCGTCTCTATTTGAGACAGTTCCCGTAGACACCAACCAAGATATATACTATGAGCTTTCACAAACGTATCCTATTATCGATGGCAATCACTATGGAAATGTTGACAATCAGAATGTTGCATTGGGTGCTCCGGCGATAATAAGTTTAAATACGTATGACTTCAATGCTGACTTTAATGCGTTTACATTTGGTAATGGAGTAGAAAGTTTTAGAATTAGAGACGACTGGAACGCTGCAACAATGCAGTTTAGCCCACGTGCAAACTCTACTGTTGAGGGTTATGAACAGCAAACACTTGTCCAAGCTCTTACTTACAGTGGTATTTATACTGAAACGTCCGCTATCAATAGATTAAATGAGTTTAACTTATCACTTGGAAACTTTAAATACTTGGATAGATTCTTTGGTTCCATCCAAAAACTATTTTCTCGTGACACTGATTTAGTTGTGTTGCAAGAGAATAAGGTATCTAGGGTTCTTTATGGTAAAAACTTATTGAGCGACTCTACAGGTGGTGGTGTTGTTGCATCTATTCCTGAAGTATTAGGTACTCAAATATCATATGTAGGAGAGTATGGCATTAGCCTTAACCCTGAAAGTTTTGCTAAGTGGGGTAATGACTTGTACTTTACAGACGCTAGACGTGGTGCTGTTATGGCATTACAGCCAAATGGATTGTTTGAGATTTCTTCTCAAGGAATGAAAAACTGGTTCAAAGCTAATCTAGACACCAACGTAGTAAAACTTGGCATGATAGACCCCTACTTTGAGCATTATGTTTTATCGGTAGATAATGACAGAAAAATTGAGTATTGTTCTATCTCTGTTACACCAACAACTTTAGAGTTTGATGGTACAGTTCAAAAGAAGTCATTCTACATCGAGTCAAATACTGATTGGGTTATAACTGTACCTACCAATACTTGGCTAACAGTTAGCGACAAGTATGGATCAAATAACCAATTGGTTTATGTAGAGGTATTAGAAAACCTTGGTGCTCCTAGAGAATTAGACATTACAGTATCAGGATGTACTGAGGATATTGTTATATCTGTTACACAAGAGACTAAACCAATTGTTTATGATTGGTATGAGTTGTTAAATTGCGAAACACTTACTACAGTATTCTCAGAGCAATACGAAGAAGGTTCATTTGCTTTAGATGAGCGTGTGACTTATGACGGGGCAACGTATACAATTACAGATATTGTTAACACTGAGCCAATTGGTGCCTTAATACCTATTGAGACTACAGGTGAAGAGGGATGCCCTACTCCTACTTTTGATTGGTATGCATTATACAAATGCTCAGACGGATCAACAGCTAACTCGCAAGCGTATACTATTGGAACGTTTGCTGTAAACGATAGAGTTGAGTCAGGAGGTTCTACGTACACAATTACTAGTGTATTAGGGTCTAGTCCTGGTGGCACATTGCTTTCTATCACAGATACAGGTTTAACAGGATGTCCTACATTGACAACTTATTATGAGTTGTCTGAGTGTTCTCCTGGCGTAGGTATTGCTTACACAACAATTGTACCAGGGTCTGTAGGTAGAAGATATGTATTACCATTTCCTACTACAACATTCTACACGTTTACAGGAGCTACGCTTACACAAAGCACACCTCCACCTGCGTACAATGGATCAATACAAATCACAGCATTCTATAGTTGTCCATAATATTTAAATAAGTAAATTTGTAAACATATGGCTAACTATACAATTACATATTCACCGAGATTATCAGGATGGACATCATACCACTCATATTTACCAGAGTGGATGGTGTCTATGAATAATCATCTATATACTTTTAATAACGGTAATTTATATAAGCACAATTCTAATGTAATTAGAAATAGTTACTATGGTGTACTATATCCATCTAAAATAACTACGATATTTAATGCCGACCCATCGCAAACTAAGTCATTTAAAACCATAGCACTTAATTCAACTACTGCTTGGGATACTGATATTATATCAGACCAAGGAGTTGGGTTTATTGATGCTGACTATTATGACTTAAAAGAAGGAACATGGTACGGCTATATTAGACGACCAGCCAACGATAATAATTTGTCATACACATCTGCTCAAGGCATCGGTAATGTTACTACTTATGCAGCTGGACTTCTAACATTCTCATTTAACATTGGTGATATCATAAGCACAGGAGATAAACTTTATTGGCTTGATGGATCTACTTTGCGTGTTATTGGAACGATTACCGCACACACTGCAACGACAGTAAGCGTGAGTGTGACAGGCACAGCACCAACAAATGGTAGCTTTATTCTCTATGAGAAGAGCCCAGTTGCTGAATCATCTCCAACAAGAGGCACATACCTAAGCGTAGAGTTTACAAATAACGATACAGATTACACTGAAATGTATATGGTAACTTCTGACGTGTTTAAGAGTTATCCTTGATAATTTAATTATATTTGTAGAATGAAATTTAATATAAGGTTACTAAACGAAAGTGACTACGATAATACGTTGGTAAAATGGTGGCAAGATTGGAGATGGCAAGCCCCTCCCAAAGAAATGTTACCTAACAATGGACTAGGTGGTTTTATGATTTCAAAGGGTGATGTGGATATATGTGCAGGATTTGCATACTTCACTAACTCAGGAATCGCATTTTGTGAGTTTATAGTATCTAATTTTGAATATAAAGACAAGGATAGGCACGAGGCTATTGAGTTATTAATTGAAACAATATCGCAGGCTTGTAAAGAAGCTGGGTATAAAGCTATTTGGACTTGTCTTGTTAATAATAGTTTGATTAGTAAATACGAGAATTGTGGATTTATAAAATCGTCCATCAATTGTACAGAAATGATAAAACAGTTATAATATGCCAGCAGCATCAACAATTATTTTAGGGGGTATTGCCGCAGGTGGATCCGCATTGAACATCATTCAAGGTGCGAATGCAAAATCTGAAGCAAATCAAGCAGCAGCTTCGGCAGCCCAATCTATTGCTCAAATGCAAGAAGAGGACAAGTTCAGAAACTTACAATTGCCTACTCTTGGTTTGGAGATGGCTCAACAAAATGTTCAAGCACGTCAAGCACAACAACTTCAAGGATTGCAAGATATCGGAGCAGCTGGTGTTCTTGGTGGTCTTACTGCTTTAAATCAACAAGGCCAAGCACAAGATTTGGCTTTGGCAGCACAAGCTCAGGAAGCTCAATATGCTCGCGATTTTGCTCAGGCACAAAATGCTCAAGCAATAGAACAAAGAAGAATGGGTAGACAAGCGGGCTTAGAACAACAAAGATTAACAGGTGCTCAAGCTGCAGCAGCTTATGGACAAAGTCAAATAAACGCAGGTATACAAGGATTAGCTCAAACAGCAGGAAATGTAATGGCCCAAAGTTTAGCTAATAAACCTTTGTATGGAGATACAAAAGGAGTTGAATCAGCATCTTTAACTGGAGAACAAATTCAAAAAAATGCTCAAACTGCATTTGATACACAAATTAAAAGCATGATGCCTCCTAATATTCCTTCTAGGACTGGTTTGAATATGACACCACCCCCTACGGGTATAATCGCACAACAACCTGTTTTAAATTGGAATCAACAAGAGGCTCCATACCCTTGGGCTAGTTTAGGTCTAGGATTTAACTAAATAAAAATGGCAGAATACGCAGGATATGTGGGCAATCAAGTACCTCCAGTAGATTGGGGTAAGATTGGCACGCAATTATTTGACCAATATAATGAGGTAAAAAAAGACCGTGAAGAGAAGCGTCAAAAAATTGACGATGATTATGCTGAGTCTTTTTCTAAGATAGGTGAATACGAACAGACCACAGATCAATCCGTTAATGAGATGATCTACAAAGGTGTGGATGAAGTCCGTAATGCAATGAAGACGCAATATGATTTATTGAAGAAAGGTGCCATTACAATGTCCGACTATAAGTTATATAAAAATACTGCTATGACCGATTGGTCTACATTAAACAAAGCAGTAAAAGGATACGGAACTACTATTGCAGGGGTTCAAAAATTAATTACAGAAGGTAAGATGTCTGGGTTAGGTCAGCACAATGCATTGAGTTATGCTAAATTAAGTAATCTTAAAGACGCTAAGATTATGGTTAACCCAGAAACAGGAAGAATATATCGTGCTAATGTTGATCCTAACACAGGAAAAATTGCTTCCGATTCAGAAGTTTATAGTCCATCAGCTATGCTTAACCCAGGAAACTTGGTTGACTTAAAAGTTGATGTTAATAATGGTGTTACAGAATTCTTGAAACGTGTTGCTGACTATGGTGTTTCTATTGACAAAGGAAGTGGTAAGATTTTAAATATTGAGGATGCACGTAGAAATCCTGCATTTAATAAAGCAATAGACGCTCAGGTTAATTCATTTACTGTTACTCCTCGTTCAACAACTAGTGTACTTACGGATTATGTTGGAGACTATCAATTCTTTGAGTCTGACGCACAGAAAAAAGAGTTAATAGGAAAAGGTGCAAAAGAAGAAAAATTAATTAAGGTAGAGCGAAAGAATGGGGTCTATGAGCCTGTTCCTACAGACAAACAAGAAGAGGTTGCAAAACAATACGTTCGTGATCAAATTGAGTTAGGTGTAGGATATAAAGAAACACGTACTCAGGGATTTGCTCCTCAGCAACCAAGAGAAGTTAAAGTTGATAAGCCAACAGCCGCTGATAAAAAGGATGCTCAAAGATTAAAGGTAATTACAACTAAAGCAGAAACAGCTAATAAGATTTGGAGAGCTAGACAAAATAGCCCGCAATGGCCATTACTTAAGGCAGCGGCAATTGAGAGGGGATTAGATAGCCCTAAAGTTACTTTTGTTAGAGAGAGAGACTCTGCCGGTAACTTACTTCCTCCAATTATTAGAATTACAGGCAATGAAATGGTTGTTGATGCTGGAGGCAAAAGAAAAAAAGGAGCTTTAGTTACTCGTAATTTAATGAGCGAGGAAGATGTGTACACATACTTAAGTCCTAAGCAAGATCCATTATCTGCTTCAGCTGACTACATAGAAGGCAATGAAGAATTCGAGGCTAATAGAGGTGGGTCACCTGCTCCTGCACCGACAAGAACAAGAGTCCCGGCGACCGGTTGGAAATAGTTAATATAAATATATAATGGCAAAACAAAGATTAGTAAAAAAAGGTAGCCAATATGGTATCTTAGACGAAGCGTCTAACACAGTATTACCTATTTCAGACAACATGAAACTTGTTCAAAAGCAAGGACAATATGGTTTTCTTGATGGTGATTCTGTTATTCCTATTGATAACTTTTCTGAAAGTATCACAGAATCCGACTTAGATATATTAAAAAAAAAAAATTCTACGGCATCCGTTGGTCAACCAGCTCAAAAACCTGGTTCATCGGTATCTCCAAAGATTCAAGGGAGTGGCATTGCGGCATCTCCTGCAAAACAAAGTAAAGCTCCAGTAGTAGCTAAACCTGCGCCTTCAAAAGAAGACAAAGAGGAAATTGGCATATTAGATGACCTTTGGAATACTGTAAAGGGAGCTGGAGCCAATACATTAGCTATACTATCAGCTATACCTCAGTATGCACAAACAACTGCATTAGATGTTTTTATGAGTGCAACAGGCATGAAGAGTGATTTTAGTAAATTACCTTCATCTGACAAGAAGCAAATTAGAGATGCATTAAACGCTATATCAACAGCATCTGCAAGAGCGTCTGGAACTGCAACCCAAGCAATCCCTGTTGGTGCTAATTTATCTCAAAAATCATATGATTTCTTAAATAAAAAGTCAGAAGACATTTATAAAAAAACTCGCCAAGAGCAAGTAGATGTTGTAGATGAATTAGCTAAATTTAGAGAAAATCCAAACGCAGAATCTATTGAAAAGATTCTTTATCAAGGATTAAAAACAACAGTTCAATCTGCACCATACATGGTTGTTGGTGCTGTTAGTTTACCTTTATTAGGTGTAGCTTCAGCAGCAGGAAAAAGACAAGAGGATTTAGCTGAAACGGGTGGGGACTTAGGTCTTGGTTATGCGTTAAATGCTGGTATAACAGGTACAGCAGAAGCTATATTTGAGGGCACTACACAAAAAATCTTAGGAAAAGCTATTAAGGCTGCAGCTGGTAATGCTGTTGCAGCTAAAGCTGTTGCTGAAGGATTTATAAAATCTATATTAAAGGATTTTGGATTAGAAGGCATATCTGAAGGTTTGACAACATTAGTACAAGAAATATCAGATAAAATAACTAAGGGTGAAGAAATCAAATTTTTCCCATTAGCTAAAAAGGTTGCAAATAGTACTATATTAGGTGGAATAGGCGGAGCTGGAATATCCACAACAGGAGCTAGTATAGGTGCTACTCGTAGATATATAGCAGGTAGAGTAATGCCTAAAAAGCAAATAGAAAAGATTGATAACAATATAAAGACCATTCAAAGCCTAAACCTAGAGCAAGGCGAAGACGTTGATCCTCGTGTAAACAAAATTGTTAACAAGAAAATTGATGAGTTGGTTGCAGAGAACGAAGCAATTGTTGCAGAGAATGAGGCAATTGCTGCTAACTTGTCAGGTGATCAAATCAAACAAGTATTTGATATTGATGATAAATTAGAGGAGAACTTTAATAGTGCTAAGTCTATTATAGATGATGCATCTATGGATGACAGTGCAAAGAAATTATTATTAGAAGATTTACTTAAACAACAAAATAACCTTAAAGAACAAAAGAGTGCTATTCAAGAGCAAGCTAAAACTATGCCTAAAGTAGAAATTCCTACCGAAGGTCCTGTTTCTTTTGAGTATGCTTCTGAATCTGAAATACCTTTAGAGTTAAAAAATATTGAACCTATATCTAAATCTGAAATAGATTATGGTAATGGCAAAAAGAAAATAAGATTAACATATAACGCTAACCAATTAACCCCAATTAAAGATGCCATTCAAAAGCAAGCAACAAGTCAAATACCTGTACAGCCAGAAGCCGGAGTTGGCGGAGAAGTGGCGCAAGGAATCACCCAAGCAGAACCTCAAGGCACTGCCGAAGAAGTTAAAAAGCAAAAAATAGCAGAGATTGAAAAAAGAAGAACGGAAGCGATGATGGCCATTACTAATGAGGCTGAATCGATGACTGAGGAAGAGCGAAATAATACTGCTAAAGAAAGGTTAAACAGGAGGGTTGAAATTAATGATAAACTTGATGCAGAATTATCTGCATTAGATCAACCTACTACCCAAGAGGTTAAAGCAGAAGAAGTAAAAAAGCTATTGAAGATTTAAATAAAGCTCCAGGTGTAAAATATTGGATGCAGCCTGATTTTTCTAGTGAATCAAAAGGTCAACCTAAAAATGACGAACCTAATGGTTTTACATATGATATGGTTGACACATCAGAAGGTAAGGCAACAATAATAAATACATATGATGCAGATGGTAAAATTGCTGCAACCATGTCTATATTAGATGTACCTTCAGGAGACTCTCCTAAAGGAGCTTTTAAAATATCTACAAGAGAGGGTATTCAAAAGCAAGGATATGCTTCAAGACTTTTAGATGAAGCATATAGAATGGGGTATAATATTCCTTCTTTAATAAAAAATAATAGTTTTAGTGATTCAGGAAGAAATCTATTGCGGTCTTGGCTTAATAAAAAAATAAAACAATCTACCAAAGAAGGTCAAGTCGAAGAAGTAAAACCTGAAGCAGGTGGTATGATTCAGATGGCTACAGAAGAATTAGCACCAACTGAAACTATTGAAGTGTTTCATGGAGGAGATTTACCATCACTAGAAGAAGGTAGACCTCTATATGTATCAGAAGATGCTAGTCAGGCTAATGAATATGCTAAAATGTCTAGGGGAGAGGTGTCTAAATTTTTATTAGACAAAAATAAAATAGCTAGTGAAGAAGATGCTTTTGCTGTAATGGAAGAATTAGGTTTGCCTACAGACGCCAACTTCTTTGAATTAATTGATACTAGATTTGACGAAGCATTACCAGAAGAAGATATCAAAAAAGTATTTGATGCGTTAAAAGAAAAGGGATTTGAAGCAGTAAGATATACTGATATTGATCAAAAAGATTTAAGATCAGGCATACAAAACATACTAGTCATTGATGCATCTAAATCACTTAAAACAGAACCAACTGCCGAAGTTGTTGAAGAACAGGTTAAACCTGCTGAAGAAACGCAAGTTAATGCCGTTCAAAAAGGTATTGATGCTGTCAATAAAGCATTAAAGCGTGGTCGCCCAAAGAAAGAGGCTGTTCAAGGTGGAATTGCGTTTATGCAAAAGACAATTGCATACGAGCAGGCAGATGATGTAACTCGTGAGCAGATGTTGCGTGATATCAACAAGGAGTTTGGTGTTAAAGAAAAGAAAGCCCCATCTGCTAAAAAAGTATTAGGCGAGTCTACCCAAAAGAAAGTAACAGTCAACGAAATGACTGCGTTGAAAGACCAAATAAAACTTGAGGTTAAAGCTGCTAAAGGTGCAGAAAAGGCGACTGATCAAATTAGGAAAGATACAGTTGAGAAAATTAAATCAATGATTACTCGTGGTGCATTAAGTAAAGCACAGCAGAAATCGTTGCTTAATTCTTTGTCTAAGACTAATATTCTTAATCCAGTTATGCGTGAGCGATTGTTTGAGCGTATGGATAAGATGTTCAAGCGTGCTGACTATCAAGATAGAATTAAGGAGGCATCTGCTTTTAGAAACAGAATCAAGAAGTTAGCTAAGTCAGATACGTTGCAAGCATCAGTGGCTAAAATGGCTAAGGACTTTGCAAAAGTAATTCCTGAGTTCACGGATATTGACACATACTTAGAGAATGCAAGACAAGTATATGATGCAATTAAGAAGCCAGTAAGAAAGGCTGCTTCAATTGATGCTATATCTGCATTTACTACCAATGAGTTAGCTAAACAAGAAGAGAAGGTAAAGAATACCTTACTAGACCAATACGATTACTTAGCAGAAGCTGGTCTTATTGATGAGTCTATGAGTCTTGCTGAGATTCAGAAATATATCTTGGATGTTGAATCAGGTACTAAGCCTGATGCTAAAGCAAATGAGGAGCAGATTAGAGCCAATATATCTGAATTGTTTGATTCAATGGCAGAGACTGTTGATGCTATTGCAGAAGACGGTTATAACCCATTAACTAATGAGGAAGTAGAACTTGATGCCTACACTAGAAAGTTGCTTAAAAACTTTACTAGCATGGACTTGAGTAGACTTTCTGTGTCAGATGCATACAGAGCTACTGAGGCTTTAGATAATTATCTTACAAATGATATTGTAGATAATATGGAGGCTATCTATAAAGTATACGAAGGTGGTGTAGAGGCAAAGTCAATTGAGGATCAAAATATTGTTGCTCAAGATTTTAGAAGATTGTTTGGTGGTAAAGCCATGAACTTCTTATCTAGAGCTTGGACTGCTGCATTCTCTCCTGTTAAATCTACATTAGATTTAGTTCACAGAAGTCGTTCTGTTGGGTCAAAAGTTTTTGATGCAATGGGATTAAGAACACTATCAAATGAGGCAAGTAGAGCTAAGACAGAAGCTAACTCTATTGATAAGGCTTACGTAGAGAAGTTCGATAAAAAGAAACCTAATGGAAAAAGTTTCCGTGATGTAGAGAACGTATTTGAAAGAGGTATTTATGCTCATTTAAAACGTACCGTTAATGGAACAGCAGAGCAAGTGGCTACTGAATTTAATAGACGTAAGGAGCAGGTAGAATTAACTATTGATGCATTGCTTAAATCAGAAGATGAGAAGCTAGTTAAAAGAGGCAAGGTGCTAGAATCTATTTTTAGCAGAATGCAAGATGCTACAAATATTTCTGAAGTAGAGGCGGTCATTGATCCAATCAACAAGGATGCTGTTAACTGGTGGACTACGATTTACGACAAGTATTATCCTGAGGTTAAGAAGATTGCTTCTTCTGTTTACAACACTGTATTAGAAGATGATGTTAACTATACCCCTGATAACTACGAAAAGATTGTAGAAAGCGAAGAGACAGATGTGGATAAGGTCAAGACTTTTAAAATGGTTTTTGACTTCTTGAATCAAAAACCATCTGGCACTTTAATGAAAAATAATTATATTAAAGGAATCCCGGGAAATAGAGTGATTAGCTTTGATTTTGATTACAATAACTCGTCTGCATTTGGCAAGATGTTAACTGATATTAGAACAGCTCCTTCTATGTTACAATACAAGGGATTTGTTCAGTCTCCATCTTTCAAGAAGATTTATCCTAATACTCAAGATAGACAAGTAATCCAAGACAAACTACAATACTATGTAAATGAGGTTCGTTCTAAGAACGTTGCTACAGGTTCGGTAGATGCTAAGAAATTTGCGAAAGTAATTCAAGCAGTTAGCAGATACGGAACATCCCGTGCTTTGGGTTCATTTACAGCTGGTATTAAGCAAGCAGGTACGGCTTTGATGAACACATCAATAGCTTTAGCAAATGATCCTAAATCAGTTACTAAAGGAATTGGCTTGTTGTTCAATAAAGATGCTCAGAAATTCTTAGAAACCTCTGGTTATGGTATTGCTAATCGTGGATTAGAATCACAAACAGCCATTGAGTCAGCCAATAGAGTTATTGAGCAAACTGATGTCAACTCAGCAAATAAGGTAGCAGATGCTATAGCAAAAGCAGGTAAGATATACCTAGAATACTCATTGAAAAATGGTGACGTTCTTGCTGCTCGTGCTTCTTGGTATGCGTATTACTTGCATGATTTAAAGAAACAA